AGCATCAGTATATTGTTCATCACCCCAAGCAATACCAGACATTTTTAATGTTTTGTATACGTCAGTTTTATTGGCTTCAGTTGAAGATTCTGCAGAAACTGTATATGATTTAACTGTTAAATCAAACTGTATATTCTCCCATTCTATTGTTCCTCCAGATAAATATGCATTATAAACATCACCCGCAGTTAAACCAGTGTAATTTCCTGTTACACCCCCCATAGACGATACTCCTGTAATAGCACTAGCCGTAAAGCTATTAAAATATGAGGATCCTGCGCTAGCATTATAATATGTTGCAAGGTCAGCATCATTAGAATCAAAAGTACTAACAGCGGTATATGTTACAGAAAAATTAGCATATTTATTTGTATATAATGTTGCGGGATATGCTAATACACTATATTCCGAACCATATCCCTCACCGTCTTTTTTACCATACGGAAGTCTAGTAGCAACTAAATTTCCATTTTTTAACATTATTTCTTTTGCTGTGTGATAAAAATAACGCTCTGCCGCGTTTGTAGGACGGCCATAAATCATTTCAAATTCAGACATAGATGTCACGTTGATTAATTCATCAATAGGACCTTGTTTTGCAAATCCCATTGCCATTACATTTGTCCCAACAAGATTGCGTGTATATAGAGAATAATCAAGTTCACGAATCTCTACGCCTGGGCTTTCAATTGTTCTATTAAATGCTAATGCCATATTAATACTCCTTTAATTAAATTCTGTAATTATTTACCTTATTTATGTATTCTTTTTGTTATTTATATGAAATTATCTTTCAACATCAAGCAATGTTACATCTAATTGATTAAATACCATTTCACACGTACAATCTATTTCTTCAGGATCTCTTACATTATATTCAATTTTTCCTAAGGAAGTAATTAAACAACTGAAAAAATCAAACCGTATTTTATGGTTATTATATTCATCCATACCAATAACATGTATATCGGTTACAAAATCATATTTTTCTTTAGGATCTTTAAGTCCAGTTGCCTTAGGGCCACCATATAAACTATCCCTTGGATGATTTAAAATACTCAGCCATTTCCAAAATAGCCAATAGTTATTATATTCATTATCTACAGCAAAATTAATTGTTATAGGTTCATATTTTGGTCTTGAATAAGAAGATGTATTATATACTTGCCCCGCATATGGCACATCAATGGAATCTGATTTTATTGCAGGTGCAGGACAATTATATAAAGAAAATTGCACAGAATCTAAATTTGCAAACCTATCACGTCTTACGTCTTTTGATATAATAGTTTTCATGACTTTAGGTATATTAAAAATCATTATAAACTTATCTTTACGAGATTTGTTTAGAACTGCTTGTTCTACAATAGTAGTTGGAATTAAGTCACTCATGATAATTATTTATTCATTAAGTATCAAAAAAGTCCCCACCCCAACGTGTTTCAGTCCAAATTTTCCATCCTTCAGATTCTAATTCATCTACTCCGGAGTTTTTAGAATAATTAAAATAAGCCGGCATTGGGGAATCATTATCACTATAATATGGATCTAATTCATAATCCCCATCTAATGAATCTAAGATTTTTTTAATTTTTAATGGTTTACCACGTGAATCATATTCTAATACTTCAAAATACTCATGAACTAATTCTTCATGTAATATAAATAGGGCCCAAATCATTGCATGAACTCTATCGTCATATAAGTAATTGCCTGGTTTTTTCTTCCATGTTCCATTTGGATATCTAACAAATGTTTCTAATTCTTGAATAGTAGCTAAATCATATATATCAACTACTTGTAATGAATTAACCCAATATCTCATATTAGTAACACCTTTATTTTTTGAATTTGTATGTGAATATACACCCAATCGTCCTTTAGTATTTTGATTTTCAGAGGCATAACTTACAATATTAGGATATTTATGTATTTCTTTTAATGCATCAATAACCTGTCCACCAGGCCCGTTGCGTTCTATAAGTAATGGTGGTGTTCCCCATTGATGTCCCATTTTATTTAAAAATTCTGCAAAATGATAAGGTTCAATTGTTGAATTGTGAAATACAGCTGCTTGTTTAATATCAGTTAAATTGGTTATATCAAATACTGTTGCTACACTAGCAGCGCCACCAATACCCTCAGAAACATCAACACCTATAGTATATATATTATTTGGATTAGGATCTAACCAAACTTTATAATTTCCGTCTTCATATATATATTTTGGATTTCGTGAAGTATTTTTCATTTTTTCCAAAACTTCAGTATCTGTTGCGGTTTCACCATCATCAATAAAACTATTTTCAAACTCCTGTGCAAAAGATTTATTTTGTTTGATCATAATTTCTTGCATGGTGGCTTTCCATTTTTCATCTCTGCCGGGAATTTCCCACCAATCTATACGAAATGCTTTCCACATTTTTAATTCGCCGCGCTCAGCTGCAGAATATGTCTTATAAAATAAATTACCTGTTCCCTTTGGCGTACTAACTGCAAATATTTTGGTAGTTTTGCCAGAGGAAATAATAGGAATAACAGATTCCCAGAATTCTTCCATAATAAAATCTGGAATATGAGCCATTTCGTCAATTATAAGGCATTGCCTACATAAAATGCCATTAGCAAAATATTTGTGATTGTCTTTTATGTGAAGAAATTCATATACGGGGTCATCATTTTTTATATGTTTTATGTGTAATAATTTTAATTTGTTCCATATATAATCCCCAACAGCTAATTCATTTGCATATTTATATGTATATTTGTCTATTAGAATTTTATGTTTAGGTGTACATATTATATTCAAATTTTTTTCAAATGTTAATTCGATTTTGTCACTATTTTCACCGACAATTAAACCTTCAAAATCTTTATACCCATCATCAGTTAATATTTCAAAATCATTATTTTTATAAATTTTATAATTAGTTAAATCCGCCATATTATATTTTCCACTTCGAATTTCTATTTTTTCCCCCAACACCGCGAACCCATCCCCTAGGAATATGGTCATCTTTGTTTATCCGTTTGGATACATTAGTTTCTGCGTTGTAAATATATATCATCCCTTTTCCAGATCTTCTCAGTCTTTTATTAGGGTCTTTTTTCATACTTTCTATAATACCATTTTTTATATTATTTTTAGTCGCTTCAGAACGTTTCATTCCAGTATGTGTAAACGCTGTTTTTTTTATTTTTTCAGGATTTGTATTTATTTTTAGCATTCGGTTTTTATGTTTATTTTTATTATTTTTAATCCAGGTTTTAACTGCCTTCGATATTTTTAAATTTCTTTCAGGGTTATCATAGCATTTTTCTTTCATTTTTATTTTATAATCAATATTTTCCCATCTTTTTTTTGCAGCAATTGATAACCTTTTTAATTGTTTACTAGACCATTTACAATTACCAAATCCACCCTCTTTACAATTATATACATCATCTCTTTCTATAAATTTTTCATTTACGATTTTTTTCTCAGCATTTAATGCATCTTTATATGTATCAAAAAATTCTATTATGTCTTTACTAAAATTTTCAATTCCATATTTGTCTATAGCCCTTTTCAATAATATACCGGAACCTAAATATCCATCGTTAAGATTATCTGTTCTATGTACACCCATATATATTTTACCATTAATTTTATTAGTAGTTTTATATAAATAGTTGTATTTTCTATTAATTAAAGGATCATTAGGATACGTTTTCATATAATTATTTATTCAAATACATGCGACAAATCGTCGAAAATAATGTATTAATTTACCATCATTGTGTTTTTAATGGTTTCATTAGTTTTTAATAACGATGCGAGCGTTTCCATGTTAATATTAAGTACTTCACCGGTTTTTTTGTTTCTTATTGTTACCATGGTTTTACCGTCTACACAGTTAATAGATTTACCACGTGCAGCCGTACTAGAAGTTGCACTAATTTCGATACTGCTTCCATTAGAAAAATAAACAGACGTTTGTCCCCAGGTCTCTACCCCAGGTTTTAACCAATTAGGTAACATTTCATATGCGAATTTAATGCGCCTGAGTAATTCTATTGCTGTGTCTTCGCGGTTAGCAACGATTAATACTCGTTTGTCATCCGAAAAACATGTCATCCATAAGGCGAAAATTGACATTGCTGTACTTTTACCAACTTGCCTACTTGCCACAGTAATAACAAACCGTTCCTTGGCTAAAAGTTTAAGTAATTCTTTTTGTGGCTTATATAATTGTAATTGTCGTTTACCATCTTCTACAGTTACTGCCCAAAAATAGTGAGTACCAAAATGTAAAAGATTTTTTGAACATTTATCAATTTCTTTTATCATTTCTGGTGTCCATTCAAATTGAACATCAGAAGTTGGCAATGACTTATTACCCCTATAAAATACATTTTGCGGTCCAAAACCTACATCTTTATTATCATTCATGTAAATATTTACTGTTTATATTAAATTAATTTGCTAAAAAGCAAGAAAATTTAGCTGGTTAGCATAAATAATTATAGGTATAAACAACATATATCTTTCGGTATATGGATGAGGTGAAAGCCTAGAAGATATAAAACTGAACGTTTCGGTACCCTGAAGAGGTTAATCTGTGGCAGTGAATCCACCTTGAGCGCCTTAAAGCTCTAAACTGAAGCCAGTGCGCTTTAGCCACTGGTTGTTCACATAAAAAAAGATAATTATATAGAAAATGCAGCAAATTAGGGTAAATAATTGTAAAGATATAGAACTGGAGTTTTACTAATGGAACAAGAACAATATATTAATAATTTAGCATATTTATTAGCGGAACAAATAAAACGCGATAAACAAATCGTCGCTTCTAAAGGAAAAATGAACATAGGTGATGTTAAAATCCCTAATGATAAATCGGGTGCAGAAGCAGCAGTTAATGCGGCTAAAATTGATGATCCAGTAGAAGGTCCAAGTGCAAATTATGAGAAGGCGAGTCCTAAAAATATGAAAAAAGATAATGTTAAAGAAGGAGTAAATAATATGATACCAAAAAGTTCATTTGATTCATTGTTCAAAAGCACAATTAATGAACAAGACGAAATGCTTGATGACGAACTAGAAGGCGGAGACGACTTCGAAGTTGATGACGCTGAAGGCGATGAAGACATCGGTGAAGAAGTTGATGTTGCCACACGTTTAGAAATGATTAAAGACGATCTAGATTCGGTTATTTCTGCTATCCGCGGTGAAACTGAAGATGATGTTGTTGATGATTTTGAAGATGATGGCGAAGATGATCTCGGCGAAGGCGAGGATATAGATGATGGTTTAAGAGAAGCGGTTTCGCAACCAGAACCTCGTCAATTAAGTGATAGTGGTGGAAAACGCTTAATGGGCAAAGGTAGTATTAAAGTTCGTGGTAAATTAAGCAAAGCCGCATCAGGTCGTGGAAATATAGGTAAAATTACCAATAGTCCCGAACCTCGTCCATTTACAAAAAATGGAAAATCATTGACAGGTAAAGGTAAAATAAAGGTTTCTGCTTCACGTATTAAAACCGGCAAAGACATTTATACACAATAACCTGATTTAAATTATAAAATTAAAATGAAGGGGTGTACATTTATTACACCCTTTTATTTTGTTCATTTTTGGTAAATAATTATATGAATAATACATTTATTACATTTAAACAGTACTTATCAGAAAGTGTTGTTGATATTCCTAAAAACTCTTTGGACCCAACGGTCTTCTCGTTTCCTGAAGATTCTCCCCCAGTATTACAATCTGCAATTAAAAAACAAATTATGAGAGATATTGAAAGAATTTCTAATGTTTATCCTGTAGATAATTATTATATAATTGGCAGCATTTTAACTAAACGATATAATCCAAATTCAGATATCGACGTTTGTGTCGAATTAGAGCCTTCAGCAAATGGTCAAGTTACTAATAATGAGTTAATTAGAGTAGCAAAAGTCGTTAATGGTAAATTGGCAACAGGAACAACACATAAAATAAATTATAGGCTTATGCAACATCAATATGATTTAGATAAAACGGATGCTGCATATGATATCAAAAATGAAAAATGGATAAAAAAAGAAAAAAACGATGATCATGATATAGAAAATTACGCATCTATGTTTGAATCAGCCATATCAAATGTTGATTTATTAACAGGGGAATTACGTAGAGACATTATAGACTTAAATTCATATAGAGCAATGCCCACATCTAAAATCAAAAAATTGAAATCGTTAATTGAAAAGAAATTAAAAGAAATTGAAGATGACATTATTAATTTAAGTAATTCCCACTCTGAAATGTCATATCTAAGAAAATTGGCATTTGAACGAGATTTAACACAAGATGAATTATCAAAATATTCAAGCCATAACTGGTTACCAGAAAATGTAATATATAAACTTTACGGTAAATACCATTATACCAAATTTATTGAAAAATTAAAAGACTTTTTAGATGAAAAACAAAAATTAGATATTAAAGATGTACCATACATCCAGAAATTAGGGAGTCAGTTATGGCAGAAATAAAATCTTTTAACGAATATATCTTAGAAAAGGTAAGAGATATAAAAATTAGAGTTTATCCTAAAGATTTAAGTAAAGATAAAAGATTTAAATCGACTCGTGGTGTTAATAGAAAACATTTAAATTTAATACCCAATTATAAAAAACTAATGAATGTTCCAGATCCAGGTGGTATTGATAATTTTTTAAAAGGAATAAAACAGGCTAATCGGGGCATTTGGCGAGTATCAAAAGCTCAAGTAATTGATATAGCAAAAAAATATAAGTTTTTTATACCCAATGATGCATATCCTACAAAATATTTGGGTAGTACCGGAATATTATTATGGCGTAAAGGCAGAAATAAATACTTTTTAATAAAACAAAGAAAACAAAAATACAACAGGTAAATTATATGTCAAAATGTATCAATGTTAACGGAAAAATAAATGCTGAACAAGGCGATAGTCCATTTAGATTTACCAGCAAAAAGAATCTTATTGGGCCTAAAGCAATGATACATATGTGGTGGAATGAACTTGTTAGTTTATATGGTACTGGAACAGAATATTATGTTCATGGTTATACCTTATCTGGACACGATTATTTATATGGTGAAGAACCTACAGCTGCATTTTCAGGTCCAACATATTTAAATGTGTTGGGTATAATGGAGAGTGATACAGTATTACTAACAAAATTTGGAATACAAACGAATGCAGATTTTACAGCAATTATTCCTAGGTCACTATATGCAGCTAAATTTGGCCCTGAAGCAGAACCTAAATCGGGAGATCTTATACGATTAACAGAATTTGGATGTGATAGTCCAGGTGCATGTGGTGATCCATATGCACAAGAAGCATCAGCATATCCATTAACACAAGATCAAATATGTGAAACAATTTTTACTAATGCAACTAGTACATCTAGTATTCCTGCAAGTACAATTGTAATAAGTCCATCTGGATATAGTTGTGGAAACCCTTATTGTGATCAATTAAATTGGGGCAAAATTAGACGTTGTCCGTATTTATTTGAAGTCACACAACGAAGATCAGAAAATATTTCAGGAGGGTATAACCCGTTAATGGGGCATTATGTTTGGATATTATATTGCCGCAGATTTGATTATAGTTATGAGCCTGGCATTTCTCCTGAATGTGGTAATCAAATAGTATCTGATGAAAAAGATATAATAGGATTGCAGCCCCAAGGACCAGATAATCCAGATCCTCATCAAAACCCTTCACCACCCAAGAGATATGATCAAAACGTAGAAGATGAATCAGACGAAAAAATTTGGGATTATGGGAAATATCCTGGAAACAACCCTGATATATATGGTAGCTATTAATTTATAATACTAAAATCTTTGTTGAATTTTTATTCAATTCATAGTATTATATTATAAATGAAAGTACGTAAGCGAGAAATGTATGCAATTACCGCTGGTGTATATGGTGGTGATTTTTTAGTATTTACTAGTGATCAACCCGAAAATGGTTCCTATAAAACGATTGTTTTACCAGATATATATGTTAGATATATAAAAGAAGACGATGTTAAATTAGGATTAAAAATGAAAATTCTAGATAAAGTTGAAAAAATCAAAAAATTCGCTTATAATGAATTATTAAAACAAGTTAAAATTAAAGAATTAAAAGAATTAAATCAACAAGTTGAAGCTACAAATGAATATTATAATAGACGGGAGCAATTTACTACATCGGACATATTGGGTAGCCAAAAGTAGTAAAAAATTAAATAAAGATACTTCTGATCTTAAAGGATATTGTGTACATATCTTTTTAAAGGCATTAAGGTCTTATGTAGAAAAATTCTTGCCCAATAATATGTATATTGTGTGGGATAGAAAGATAAAACACCCTAGTACTAATTTTAGAAAATTATTATTAGAAGGCACATATAAAGGTAATCGAGATTATTCATCTGCAGAAGATATATTTGATCAAGCTGAAAAAGTGGAGGAATTAATTACGTCATTAGGTATTCCTAATTTATATCCCTACGTATTAGAGGGGGATGATGTTATTGGATGGCTTTGCAATGAAATTTCTCCAAATATTATTATTAGCTTAGATAAAGATTTTTTACAATTAGTGGATGCCAATACATCCCTTTATTTGCCCAATAAAAAACTTTTAATTAATATTAAAAATTTTGAGGATAAAATAGGTATTCCAATGAACGCATTTTTATATTATAAGGCGGTTATTGGTGATCCTTCAGATAATATTCCAGGTTTCCCCGGATATGGTAAAGTAAGAGGAAAACGGCTAGCCATTCAATTGGCAGAAAATAACGGGAACTTAAAGGCGCTTAATTTATCTAAAGAATATTACCATATATATGAAAAAAATATCGCAATAATGAACTTAAAAGGCGGTTATAAAGTAGAACAAGGCGAAATTGAACATTACCATAAACAATTTAATGAGTCAAAGGATATTAATCCTGATTTTAATAAGTTCAAAGAATTATGTGAAGAATATGGACTATATGATATTAAAAGAAATATATCAGAATGGGAAGCACTTTTCACCTTTAATAAAAACCCTAACATTTTTGAACTATTGGATAAATAATTAATAGGAGAGTAATTATGTCAGAATTTATTGAAAATAAACCTATCGGTTGTAATATGTGTGGTTATGGGCCCATATACGGACAAGAATCAACAAATACTTATAAAAATCAAACTATTTTTGAATGCAGATGGGTATGTCCCCGTTGTGGTTCTTTAGTACGCGTAGACGAAAAAGTAGTAAATGAAGAAAAAGAGGAAGACTAAAAATATAAAATTGAAGTCATATAAACAGGCATTGAAGGAAAGCTTTACCACAATGTCTGGTATGCCTCAAAGCTCACAAGGATATGCGACTGCACTTTCTTCAAGAACTGCATCACATTCCATTAGCACTATGTCCCCTGGAGATGGAACAGGTTTAAGAAGTTCTATTCGTGGACACACGGGTTATAATATAAATGATATAAACAAAATAGAAAAATTAACTTCTAAAGCCCCACCTTTACTCCCATTTCCATTAGATAATATATTTCATGATTTAATTCATAGTATTAGATATATCGAAAATGTAGAGAAACAATTAAAGGAGGCTATTACAAATAATGTTTCTCTTTCTCCGACTAAATTGGCAAAATTAATGAAAATGAAAAGAACTATATCTATTTGCTTAAACCGAATTATTAATGTAGGAAAACACATAGAAGATATCAATTTAGACGAAGTATAAAGCGGTTGACTTTATATCATTTGAGAGTTAATAATTATATGGATATTAATACATTTAAATTGGGTAGTTTAGGTACACTATCAAAAATAAGTCTATCTAGATCTGAAGCAGTGGCAATATGCAGTAAAGGTTCAGAAAATGCCCCAGCACGGAATCAATTAATTAAATCATTAATTCAAAGCATTTTAGATATACCGGATATTAGTAATATAGTAAAAGATGAAAATATTTTTCCGCGCAAAAACAATATAGCAAAAAATCAGTTACTTGAGGAAAAAAATGAAAAATAATATTTTACTAATATTGCGTTCATTAATTATAACTACTTTAGTATCTTTACTTTTAGGTGCTGTTGTTATGTTAATAACACAAAATCTAAAAGGATTTATTGCAGGGACAGTGTTAGGATTTATATTACAATTAGTTGGTTTTTATTTTTGGAATACCTATTTAATTAATAAACAACAAATCGCAGAATATAACTATAATATAAATATAGAAAAAATTGCAAATACACAAAGAATATTATTGAATTGTGCATATTGTAAATCCGAAAATATTGTTAATATATTACTTGATAGGGGCAATGATTTTACCTGTAAAACATGTAATGGAAAAAATGTGGTTTTAATGGAATTTTCAACTGCCCAAAAAAGTGAACCTTTAGAAATGCAGCCAAATGAACTATTTGAACCAATAGTTAAAAATTTAAACGAACCGATAGAATTCAAATAATGATACCTTCACCTAAAAATATAGATAATTCAACACTATCTCATTTTAAAGAAGTGCCAAATACTGCTAATATTAACCCTACTGAGACAACTTTGCCAAATTTTATGCCTTCTCGTAGTGAACTTGAAAATATGATTAGACGTGTTTGGTTATCAAATATTCAATCATTAAAAGCATATGATTATGGCGCCAATATTGGATTCACAAAAAGCAATAAAATTACATTACATATGATGTTAAATGGTTTTGTTAATGCATTGAAACAACTTATATCAAATGAAATTGGTGTTACATCTAATGACTATAAACCTATATATACTGCATTAGAAAATATCCTTGAAATATTAGTAAATAAGGTGTTATCAGAACCGAATAAAGACCAATATGAAGCCACAATGGCCATTTTAGCTGGATTGCATGGATTTATAAACATATATGTTAATTCAGTCAAAGAGATAAAATAATGAAATATTTTATTTGCAGTAAATGTGGCAAAAAGAAGCAAACACGACCTCAACGATATAAAAAAATCTTAATTGAAAAATATAACAATAATCGTGATTTATTGAAAAAAAATTATATTTGTCGAAATTGCAAATATAAAATAGCAAAAAGATTAATTGTAAATAAGTATGATTTACAAAAGAAAAATGAAGAATTGTCTATAAGTCAAACTCAACAATATAAAGAACTTTCAATATTATTACATAATAGAACCAAATTATTATATGAAAATGGGATTCAATATAGAGAATGTCGGGAAGCATATTATTATGATGTTAAAAAAATATTATCCCAATATAATGTTGTTGACTTTATTATAAATATAATGGATAATAAAATACATTCAATAACAATAAAAAAAGTTCCTTTTATAGGGTCATATGATATAAGTATAGGAGAAATAAATGAAAAATAAACAAATTGGTTCTATGGCTGCAGCAAAAATGATTGATAATATGTCCGTATTTGAAGCAGCTCGTTGGCAGGCACTAATGGATGCAGTGGAACTTATTTATGAAAAAAGTGTAGATCGAAAAATGGATTTTAATAAAATAGATATTAAGCCTTCAGCAATTAGTAAATTTATTGAATCTACATGTGATATATATGCACGTAATATTGAACGACAATTTGAACAAGAAAACGTATCAAAAGGATTTGAAAGGATTAATTAAAATATGAAATATATACCGGGCTTTAAATTTACTATAAATAGTAATTCCAGTACTGGAACAATATGGGATAAAAATAAAAAGAAAGGTTTTATAAAAAGCCCTATTGAAAAATTAGACCTAGACAAAGAATATAAAATATATACCATTAAACCTATATACGAAGACAATAAATTAAAACATTTAAAATATACGTTTATTTCACCAAATAGACAACGAAATTTAATAGAAAGACGGGTAGTATTCTTCAATTCAGCTAAAGAAGCAGATGATATACTTGATTTAATTACTGGTGTAGAAAAAACCAATGATGAAAACGAACAAGTACAATCAATGAGTCTTAAAGACAGATTAGCTAATAGACCCAGAATAGATATATCTGCACAACGAAGAAATCGCAATAGGCGCGGCCGTTAATTCTTTATATTAGAATTATTTTTTATGTAATACATATTTCTTTGTGATTGATTGGGAAGTTTCTTGAATCCAAAATGCATATATTTTTGTGTTAATTCTGTCGGGTCATTACCTTCATGATCTTTATAGGGGTTTACACGAAGGGCAATATCTTTATCAGTGGCTGATTTTACACGATCCATTAATTGACGTGCTAAACCCTTTCCACGATATTGAGGACGTATGTAATATGCTACAAGCCAATCATATTGTTTATCCACCCCAGTCCAAATTTTAGCGTAACCAACAATTTTTTGACCTTTTTTGTCAGAATCAACAGCCATAATACTAATTCGACCAGGTTTTCGAACTTGGTGAATGGTAATCATTTTAACTTAATTTATCTCCAACCTGTTTTTCTCATATGTCTTTCACGACGATAATCATCATCTCCTGGAATATATCTGCCAGTACGTTTATTCCACCCGGATGGACGATCGCCCCATTCAGTATGGTTCCATGGACGTTCACTTTCTTCACGAGCTTTTCTTCTAGCATTTGAAGGACTACCTATACCGCGATGCATACCAAAATCATCTAAATCTATATACCTTTTGCCTTCAAATTCAGCAAATAATCTTTCAGCTATTTCGCTACCTTCTGGAATTTTAGCACGATGAAGGGCTTCACTAATATCTTCATTACTTAATGTTTTTTCCCAACGATTACCTTCGGACGCAATATAATATATTTCAAGTTTTCCTCTATAATAATCAGCTTCCTCTTGTTCTTCATCTGTAAGACCACCAATTGAATCAATAATATCATTTAAATCATTAATAGACTTGTTTTCAAATAAATCTATGGCGGTTTTCATAATTTCATCGTTCATTGGTATATTTAAATCTTCAATAACGCGTTCTATGCTTTGTTTATGAATTTTCATATTAGGTCCAAAATTGCGTCTATAATTACCATATAAACCAACTAAAATTTTTCTAAGACTTTCATTATCATCTATGATATCATCTACATTAGTATCTATATTTGTATCAGGACGAGACTCAAAATCGTTTTCAATATCCATATCTTCTATGATTTTTTGAAGTTCTAATTTTTTGCCATCTAATTCATCTGTTAATTTATTAAATATATTATTAAATTTCATAACTATCTCCTTAATTATTTATCTTAAATAAGTAATTTTGATTAAAATTGGTGGAGCTGTCCGGATTTGAACCGGAGTCCGCAAGAAGTTGAAAATAATCCTCATTTACACGTTTAGCAAATTTATTAAGCTGAATTTGCAAATCACTTACAGCCTTTGGTTGTCGTCATTAAGTCTTTCCTTAATTGTCAAAACATTATAGAGTATGTTTATACTCACCCTTGTCCTGAGGAGTTTTCGCTACTAGGGCGCCTTGCTAAACTCCGGCATTATGCTGCCAACGCGAATGTATCTTCGTCGTTTATCTTATGATTGCATTTTTAAGTGGCCAAGCAATCTTCCACTACGTGCAGATCAGTTTCTCCTTAATACGTCGAAACCTGTCAGCCCCTTATATATTTAGTATTTCAAAAAACTAAATGGATTATAACTATTCTTTTTTGATTGTTCAACACTTTTTTTAGATTTTTTCAGTTTTTTTGTTCTGAAAATTTTATCCCAATTTTCCAAAAATTCTTCTTTATTGGCAATTGGTCTTGGTTTACTTCCTTTGCTCATTTATTTTACTCCATCTTCCCAATATTTATTACACATAGAACAATGCTTACTAGCATCATATTTGTCTAAAAGAAAATCCCTTCTACATTTATTACAAAGAGGTATATTATTGTCAATGAAACGTTTGCATTCTGGCTTGCAAATTTCTTTTGAGTTCCAGACGACCCAAGATCCCAATGCTAAACCAAGCCACCAAACAGAACCTATTATATATGAATGTTGTGAATACCATCCATTACGATACATTGAATTGGCTTGATTAAGTGTCCATTTCTTTCCATATATATCTGGTAGTTTGTATGAATTAAGTAAAAATAATAAATCATGCCCCACTGCCCATGGATCTTTTATTCGGCCCCATTTATATGCAACATCTGGAACTAATGTTGAACCATCACAAAGTACTTGTTCAAAGGCATATTTGCGATCTGGAAATACTGCACCCGCATATGTGTTTGCATCTAACATATGGGCCTTATCGAAATCGACATCTGTTAAATACCCCTCAGCTACTATTTTCCATACATGTTTAGGGGGTTTTAATGATGGTAATAAATCTTTAAGTACAAATGCACGGTGATTATTATACCATTCTTCATGTTTAACGTGATCAAAAAAATCACTAGTCACAATGTTTCTAGTTGATTTAATATTAACAAAACAATCAACTAATTTAGGGTCAGGCCTGAATATTCTCATATAGTTATTTATTTAATAATAAATAAATGCACTATATTATGGCCATGTTACCCAACATACATGACTACGTTCTGATACGTTACGTGTTTTATCACGACATAGACCGCTTACAAATAGGCCAATTTTTTCTCCACTTTTTGGATGCCAACTATATGGGATAACTGAACTTCTTTTAATATAGCTGCCCAGTTTTCCTGTTAATTTTTTGGTATTTTTTCCAAAAGCCATCCATTCCCATGTAGCGGCGTAATTTTGACCTTTATAGTTAAGTACTATCCATGCATTGGCATTAGTTACACCACCATCAATACCACCGGCTTTTGGCCAAACACTTTTCTTATCACTATCTAGCACAATAGTATTTCCCTTTACAGTACAAGGACATTTGGCTGTAATTTTCCAACCACTAACATCTACTCCCAGCCAAATCAAATCCTTTGGAAATTCAGATGGTGTTGGGTATTTATGTCCTTTAAATAATTTTTTTAACCAATTTATAATTTTCTTTAACATGTTTTATCTCCTTATTTTTGAGCATCATTAAATGCTTTCATATATTCATCGTTTAATGGTGCATTTTCTGGAAAATCATACATTATAAATGTATAATTCTTTGATTTTAATTTTTTTGCACAATTGTATATTGATATATAACTTTTTAATTCTCTAATAAATGAACCGTTATCAGACATTATCCAGGCGCCTTTGGTCATAGTAGCTCCACAGTTTGAAGGATGTTGACAAAAATGGCCCATTCCGTCGGTTCCTGTAGGCCTTGCACCCCAATTATTAACTAATTGTTTTAATGGCATATTAGCTTTACACCAGTTTTGAATTTTTTTATCATAACTTGCAAATTTGGTTTGTATACCACCTTCACCACATGGCGTCAAATAAATAAAAGCATATTTTTGCATCCATTCTGCAAATTTTTGTGCAGCTGTCATAATTTGTTTATCACATTTAGGGCCGGTAATTTCAGGGTGTCCTGTTTTAGAATGTCCTAAATTACAATTATATAATGTAACATATAAAATTACTTTTCTTTTATGTGCTTCTTCTATCCATTTTTCAAACTTATTCAATCTCATTTGAACATTGGGATCTGCATATGCTAATGGACTTTCAAAAAATTCAAATGGTGCACATTGAATATTATTTTTAACCAATGCATCTAATGTTTTACCGGGATTTTTTCCTGACCAATTGTTTACGGTCATATATCCCATAAAAGGTTTATTAGGATCAGCAAAACGTTTAAACGAATTTATTTTTTTACCAAATAAACGTAATATCCAACCCCATATTTTTTTCATTACCAGTTTCCTACCCCAAATGCACCTGCTTGAATTGCAGCCTCACAACGCGCTCTGTCAGGATGGCGTTCCATTTCGAACATATTTATAGGTTTACCTGTTTTCTTTTTAATAGAAGCTACATCGTTCTTAATTTTACTAATACTAGTTCCAGGGCGAACTTGATAGAACAATATACAAGCTAATGGAATAAATTTTATGACATCCGGTTTATGATGTACACCAATTTTTCCTGAATATACTGCACGAGTTGCATTTATCAATTTAGTTGCATCAGACATGTTATAATATTCATCCATTTCTAATCCCATAACAATTGTAGAAGCATAATCTATAAATCCTTGTTTTTTAAGATCATTCAGATATTGTGGAAAATTCTTTTTAGCAATTGAATTCCATGCACTGCTATCGTCGGCAAATAACCAAAGTACAATACCGAAACCATTCTTTCTTAAAATATTAATCCGATTTTTCATTAAATTAACATAATTTGGATCAATAGACCAATCCCAGTCATTACCGTAAATACAATAACCGGCATGTTCGCCATCACCTT